GTACAGGATGTGGCAGGATTTGGCTCCCGCCGACAGGATGGCCTGTGCCGCCTGCGTGGCGTACTCCCAGCCCGGCTTGTCACGGTCGGGCCAGATCAGCACGGCCTTGCCGGCCAACGGCGACCAGTCGGTCTTTTCTACCGGAGCGTTCGCGCCGTGCATCGCCGTGGTGGCCACGATGCCCGCGTCGATCAGGGCCTGCGCGCACTTCTCGCCTTCGACCAGTACCACCTGCGCGGCACTGGTCATCCCTGGCTGGTTGTAGAGCGGACGCGGGTCGGGCGGTGCCATCTTGCGCCGCTTGGCATCCCAGGGCCGGAACTGCTTCCTCTGCCCGGGTGGGTCGTAGCGGTAGACAACGGCGATGAGATGGCCTTGGGCGTCGAGGTAGTCCCACTTGGCGGTGGCGGGGCCGAGTTCGTCGACCGGCACGTCCTTCTTGCTGGCCTTGCGTACTGGTGCGGAGCGCGAGCGTCCGAGCAGATCGGCAGCGGCATCAAGCACGCGGGGAAAGTCGCGGGTCACATCGATGCCGAAGTGATTGCCGATCAGCGCGTACACATCGCCGCCGGAGTTGTCGGCACGATCCGTCCATAGGCCTGCCTTTTCGCCCTCAAGCACCACCTCAAGGCTGTCGCCAGGGCTACCCAGCACATCACCGATGAGGAACTTGCCCCGGCGCTTCTTGCCTGCCGAGAACAGAGTGAACAGCACCGATTCCAGCCGGGCGAGCAGTTCTGCGCGCAGTTCCTCCCGCTCGGCATCGCTGACGATGCGTGGTTGGTTTCCGGTGGGGACGGCGGTGTCGTTGAAGTCGATCATTCGGCCTCCTCGACGGCGGTATCCGTATCTCCCGCGAAGCGGCTTTGCGCTGCCGCATTGCGTGCCGCCCACGTAGAAAGCTCTGACAGGCGATAGCGCACCAGCCCACCCATCAGGTAGTGGGGAATCCGGTATTTGCTGCGCATCGCGTGATCGGCGAACCAGTAATACGGCAGGCGCAGCGCGGCAGCCGCCTGCTTGGCGTCGATCATCGGTTCGATGCCGGTAGATGAAAGGGTGTTGTCGGTCATGCTTGTGTCCTCCAGCAGCGGTCTTGCCATGCACACATCCGACATTCGAAGTGGGTCGGGTCATGGAAGCCACGTGGCAGCAGTTCGCCTGCTTCCGTGGCTGAGATGACCTTCACCGCACGATCCGACATGCGCTGGGCAAGGGCTGCATCAAAGGGCACGAGCTCGGTGTAGATCTCCATCGTGTCGGCGTTGAGCGCCGTGAAGATCGCCGGGTGCTCGTGCAGTTCGAGATAGGCTTGGTAGATCGCCACTTGCGCGGCGTAGATGGGCTTGGAGATCGCCAAGCCCTTTCTCTCCAGATCGCTCCAGGACTTGTTGCCCAGGCATTTGCATTCCCACAGTCCGGGATAGGCAAAGCCCTCAGGGCCACCCACGATGACGCCGTCAATGTGGCCCTGCAGGCGACCGTCTGCCACCGAGAAACCGAACTGCTCGCCGTCAGGCTTGCGGGTGCGCAAGTCAAAGCCTGCCTCCCGCAGCCACGCGACCATGCAGTCCTCCATGACATGGCCACGCTCGAAGATGCGCAGCATCCGGCCCGGGGTGTCCCGCCCGTGGTCGATGGGAGCCTTGGCGTACTCGAATTGCAGGGCGCGCTCGCAGGCCACCCCGAGGCGCGAGGCCCCGAGGTACTGGCGCTCGGATTGACGGGCTCGGGCCTGTTGCAACCCGGCGTCGACCAGGGCGGTGACCTGGCCCGCGATGCTTGATGAGGAATTGAAGTCCATCATGGCTTCTTCCCCTTCGGTTCATCCCAAGGCAGGTCATCCTCCAGATCCGCGAACGGATTGGCGGCATCGGGTGCCAGCGGATCGGGCGTGGGCGGCAAGCCCCGCACGGGCGGGAACTTGGTGACCTCGTGGTGCGCGACCATCGCCTCCGACCAGCAAGTGACGATGGCATCGATCACCCGCAGCGCTTCGGCCTCGGAGTAGTCGCCCAGAGGCTTGGTAAAACCGATCTCGCCCGCCGCCTCGCCGAAGGACTTGAGGCATTGGCGCATGGCGGCCAGTTCGACTTCAGACGGATCGATCATGGCGACCTCCGTCTTGCCGATGTAGCCATCCTTGGCCTGTTGCCAGTTGCCGTACAGCGCGTGGAACGCGTCCTGGCAGCGACGGGAACAGAACACCCAGTCGAGCACGTAGCGGCGCGCATCGCCGGTCTTGAATCGACCGTCCGTGTGGCCGTAGCCGCGTGCTTGTCGTTTGCAGACCCAGCATTTCATCGGCCTCCCTCACTGCGCCCACGACGGTTTGCCCGTCACGGGTGCGCGTTGGGCAGGCGCTGCCTGATACGCGGGTGCCGCTGGCTGTGCCGGAGCACCGGAGGTGGCACCACCCGTGGTCTTGGACGGCACGCCCATCAACTTGGCGTAGTCGGGGTGATCGGGTTCGACCGCGACCTTGACCACGTTGCGGTCCTGGCCCTTGCCATCCTTCTCGATGTCGACGCGGGCGAGGAACTCGAGGCCATCCAGTTCGTGGAAGCCCTGAATGCGGCGCGCGGCGGCGGCCTGGGGACTGTTGTCCTGCGGGTGGACGTTGCGGGCGCTGTTAAGCGCGGCGCGAATGAAGCTGCGCCCCATCTGACCCCAGGTCGGCCCCTTCTGCGAATGCAGGCCGATGTTCGACCACATCTTGCGTTTGGCGTGGTCGCCAGCGGTGACCACGAACTCGGCGGCCAGATAGATCGAACCGGTGTCGAAGGACTCGGTGGCGTAACCGCCGCCCCAGCCTTGGCTGGGATCGTCATAACCACCGGGCTTGAGGGTCATGCGCACAGGGACAACGGTGCCCTTGGGGATCAGGTCAAAGCCGGATTGCTGTGATTCGGCGTCGTTGAAGTCGTTCCAGTTGTTGCTGGTGGTGGATTGCTGGGTCATGGCGATTACTCCTGAGATTCGTGGGATTGGGTGGTGGCAGTGCGAACGGGCGTGGCGGACTCACCCGCGCACTTGGCGATCAGTGCGCGCAAGTTGGGCGGCTCGAGCGGATCGAGGCGACCGCTGCGGTCTTTGGCGGGGAAGCCGTAGGGATTGACGGTGTGCGTGACGAAGGCGCGGTATGTGCTGCCACTGCCGTCTGCTTCCTGGGCCTTGATCTCGGCCAGCGTCACAACCTCGTCGACGATGCCGGGCAGCTCCAGTGCGGTCTTGCTGCCTTCGATCTGCGGCACGAACACCTTGCGGTTGTAGTCATCGAGCCGCTCGTCGAGGATGGCCACGAACACCACGTTCTTGCCGCGTGCGTGCTGCAGATGGGTCAAAGCGCTGATCATTTCCTGCCCGAGCAGGCCGTAGGCGCCGCGCATGTCCGGCTTGCCGGTACGGTCGCTGACCGCGCCGGGTTGCGTCTTGCACCACGCGAAGCACTGGCGCGACAGCTGCGTGATCGAGTCGAGGAAGAAGGTCTGGTAGCGGCCCAGTTGCGCCGGGTCACCGTACTTCTCGACGACGTGATCGAAGTGCGCCTGCGAAAACGCCGACTCCGGTGGCTGCGACTTGTCCGGGCCCGCGAGAAACACGAAGAAGTCGCGGCTCTCCGGCCAGGATGCCGGACGGATGGTGTCGCCGGGCCAGTCGGCCACGGCGAGATCGCCCGCCTCAATGTCGAGGAACAGCGTGGTGGCCGGGTCGAGATCCTTGAGCCGGGTGGTCTTGCCGATGCCGGATTTGCCCAGCATCAAGAGCTTCACGCCCTTGCGTTCGGCCATGCGCTGCTGCGCGGAGATGATGGGAAGGCTCATCACGCGGCCTCCTTCAGTTCATCGGCGACGGCGGGATTCCAGAGGATCTGGTAGCCGCTGTGGCCGTTTCGCGAGTACGGCATGGCCTCGGCCCATGTTTCACCCGCCTCGGTCAGTTCCCATTCGTCACGGTCGTTCCGGAACTGCAGGCCAGCCGCTGCCAGCATCTGGTTCGTGGCTTTGGCCGAGCGGTTGAGCAGCTTGCCGAGCTGGGTGGCGTTGAGCGCGCAGATCGGTTCGTTGGCCGACGGCAGCGCGCGGCGCAGCACCTCGGTGGTGATGCCCGTGTTCTCCTGAATGCAGGTGAGCGTTGCCGCCGCTGCGATGCCCGGCTTGACGCCCGGCACCTTCGCCACAGCCTCGCCGATCAGCAGAATCGCGGATACACGGTCATGGGTCGGTGCAGGCAAGGCCGCCAGCGCAGCGGGAACGGCATAGCTGCCGGTCTTGCGGATCGCGGGCAGCACCTCGCTGGTCACCCAACGTTTGAAGCGCTTAGCGGCATCCTTGGTGCTGCCGAGGATCAGGGCGTAGAGGCCCGACTCGTTGACGTGGTTGGCGCGCTGGGTGCGTCCAAGGTTGTCGATGACGTCGCGTTTTGCGACATCATCCGAATCGACGTGTTTGGCGAGAGCATCGCGCGGATTCGAGAGTTCCAAAGCCGCGCAGACGTCGGCGGCGTTGAACCACGGCTGGCCCCCGTCGTCGACCTGAACACGCACAGCGTGCGCTTCAAACTGGAAGGGAATGATTGCACTCATGGCCATTACTCCGAATCAAGGGAAAGAGTGAAAGACGGCTTGCCGGAATCCACGGTGCGAGCGGCGGCGAACTGCTGCTGCAAGGCAGGCGGCCAGTTCGTGAAGCGGGATTCGGAGACGGATAACTTGATGTCGAGGTAGCCCTCGACCTTCTCGCCTGATGCCACGATGCGTTCGGCGATTTCGGTCAATTGCTGCTGGTTCCAGCTGACCTTCTTGGGCAACTCGAACTTGAGCCGCAGCGGGCCATCGCTGATGTGGGCGGTGCCGAAATCGCGGCCGGATTCACGCAGCGCGGCGCGGGCCTGCTCGCCGTAGCACTGATCCAGCGCGGCATCGAACTTGGTGCGGGCCTTCTTGAGCCAGTCGATAGCCGCGTCGAGGTTCTTGTCGATCTCGCGCTTCTGCTCGGGCGGCAGTGCGGCCAGTTGGCTGACGGACATCTCGGCGATGTCGGCGGGGAAGATGGTTAGATCGCTCATGGCCGTCCTCCTCACTGATACGCACGAGTGAAGCTGGAGTAACGCGAGACGCGCCGCTCAAAGGCTTCGATTTCGTGCAGGAGGTAGGTGACCCGGCGGCCGAGCTTGCAGTAGATCGGTCCGAGCTGTTCCTGACGCCAGCGGCGCAGGGTCTTGACGGAGAGCCCCCAGCGGATGGCGAGCTCGTTTTCGTCGAGGGCGATGCACACGGCACCGCCGGGGTTAGGTCGGAAGGAATCCCGACCGGTTTGGGTTGCTGGAACTTGGGTTTGCATTTCGATGTGCCTCCTAGATGAAATGGGCACATCGAAGTCTCCGCATGGAACTACGGACTGAATCCGGATCGGGCTCCGGAAAAAACTACGACTTCTACTGGCGGCGCACTTGGTAGTAGCCGCCAGACTTCACGAGAACGAGGAAGTCCTCCCTTGTTTCCTTGTCACCAAAGGCCTCATCAAATGACCGGGCAGCAGAGTGAACTTGCGTCTTGACGTCTGCCCACTTCATGGCCGGAGGTGTCTTGCCTTCCACGCCCCACATCACTTTCAGAATTGCTGCGCGCGTATCACTCACCAATCGTGATGAAGCAAAGTGAGGCAATTTCACGCGGGTGCCCTGCAGGTACTGCAATGGCTCGGACTCACCGCTAGGCGTGACGTAGCCGCGCAGCACGCGGTCGAATGCGCTTGCATCGAAAACATCCTGCCCATCGTCCAGGCGAACGAACTCATCGAGCGCCCGGATCACATGATCACGGGGCAGATCTGCCTGAACTTGGCGGGCCTGCAAAATCACACCGCCGCGTGACCATGCAGGATCAGCCAGAACAGAAGATGTATTGACGGCTGGCGCACGTGCCCACGCGCGCCCAACAAACACCGGGGCAAAATCATGCGTTCCGGCGACGCGCAGGTCGCCGAGATGCCAGAGATGCTGTGGCGTGCGGCATGGGCGGCTGGCACGTCGCCGATCTTCGATGCCCACCATGCGTGCCAGATCGGTCAGCCATCGTTCGATCTGGATACCGCACAGTGCGATCTCGTTCAAGGGCTGCACGACAGTGCGCCCGTCCAGCGGACTGCGATAGCGGTAGCAGCCCGCATCGGGATCGGCCTC